GAGACCAACGGCACCGTCGGCGTGGCGGAGGACGTCGTGCGGCGCCGGACGCGGCAGGCCGACCATGCCGTCCGGACCGTTGCTGAGACGGCTGCCGGCGGCTTCGACCGGGCCGCGACACTTGCCCAGTCCGAGACCGTCGCCGGCGTCCGGTACCGCTACACCGGGCCCGCCGCCGATCGCGCCTTCTGCCGAGACCGGCTCGCCGAGGCCGCCGACGGCGTCACGTACACCGCGGCCGAGATCCGCCGTCTCGACAACGGTCAGGGCCTCGACGTCGCGCTCTACTGCGGCGGGTACAGATGCCGGCATCGCTGGACCGCCGTCATCAGCCGAGCCTGACCGGTCCCGAGACGAGCGAGACGCCCGCACCGAGCACCTCGCCGACCTCGGCCGCGTGCGCGTCCGTGAGCCCGAGGAAGTCGCGCGTCTCGATGTTCCAACCGGCCTTCTGCGCCTCCTCGGTCCGCGTAAACCCGATCGTGACGCTGTTGTCGTCCTGCGCGACGACGCCCATCGAGCGCATCATCGCGCCCGTCGCGTGGAGGTTCACCGCTCCGCCGTCCTGCGGGTAGCGGGCCGCTTTGAGCGCCGCGTAGCCGCCCTCGACGAGTGCCCAGAGCGCGCCCGTCCTCGCCGTCGTGAAGTACTCGAGCGCGCCTCCGAGCCGCGCCTGGGCAGCCTTCGTGATCGAGCCTGCGGGGACCGCGAGCCGGCGCGTCGAGTAGGGGCGGAACGGCTGCCCGTGCCGGTCGATGCCCGCGGCCGTCTGCTCCAGCACCAGTTCGACCGCGAGCAGCCCGGCCCGCTGGAGTGCGGCCGGGTCAACCACGAGGTGGAGGTCCTGCAAGGCGGAGAGGTCGTCAGCCATCGAGGTCGTCGTCCGGATCGGGTGGGGGCAGGCCCGGCGTCGTGCCGCGCGTGCGCTGGAGCATCGTGGGGGCGCCCTCGGGCATCGTGAACCCGAGGCGCGCGAACACCTCGGAGGTCGGCAGCCCGACGCCCGTGCCCTCCAGCGCGTCCATCGCCTCGGAGACCGCCCGGGCGCCCGCCTCGGCCTGCGCGCCGGCGTCGTCGTCCGTCTCCAGCGCGACGCGCCAGCGGTACGGCGTGGACGTTGCGGCCGCGTCGACGTTGAAGCGGTAGTCCCAGAGCAGCAGCTCGTTCGCCATCGCCTCGGCCGTCCGGATGTCCGAGTGGTGGATGTCGCGGCGCACCAGGTTGAGGACCTGCAGCGCCGCCCGGCTGCCGCCGCCGGCGGGCAGCTCGGATGTGTTGGCCTGCCCGAGAATCGCGATCGCGACGTCCGCCTCCAGATCGCCCTTGAGCTCCTTGAACGACCCACCCGCGGCCGCCTCGACGACCTTGTTGAACTCGAACGACATCCGGTCCGAGTACATCGCGTAGTTGTCCGAGACGATGCCCTTGAGCGAGGCCGTCGCCGTCACGTGTTCTGGATCACCGGCCTCGGGCACGTCGCCCTCGAACTTGGCGCCGATGATGCCCTTGAGCTTCTTCGTGAAGCGGGCCCACTCCTGCAGGTTCTCGTTGAGCAGGATCTCGCGGATGAGCACCGAGCGCAGCACGCCGCCCGTCCAGTGGCTCTCGTCGATCGCCGCGATCACCGTCCCGTCGACCGGCAGCGCCGTCGCCGTCGGCTTCGCCGAGCCCGTCCACGAGAGCAGCCGAAGGTCCTCCAGGCGCCGCGACGGCCGCGCGATCTCGTCGGGGTCGTAGTCGTAAGCCACGCTGGGCGTGACGCCGAGCTCGCCGGCCTCCCACGCGACCTGAATCGCGACGGCGCCGTAGAGGCTGCGCTCAGGCGCGCGGTTGAGGACCGTGTCGCCGACGGCGCGGACGCGGGCGGCCGTCTCGGCAGCGCCGTCGTCGTTTCCGCGGGCGTCGCCGGGGATAGGCTCGACGAGGACGTCGAACGACGTGAGCGCGGTGCGGCGGGTGAGCACGTGGCCACCGAGGCGCGGGTCCGCCTCGACGATGCGCATGAGGATGGCCAGCAGCGGCCGCGTGTCGCGGGCCTTCTCGTCGCGCTCGTCGGCGGCCTTCATGGCCTTGAGCGCGTCGGCGATGCTCGGCAGGAGCTTCTTGCGGAGGATCGGGAGGTCGAAGGCCATCGGGCGGGCAGGGCCGGTACTGGCCCGGTATGGGTGCGCCCGGAGCGTACCGAGGCGCAGTGACCGAGACTTAGAGCGTCCGTGCCGTGGGTGAGTGCTCGACGGACGGATATCCGTCCGTCGCTCACCAGCTCATGTCGTCCTGGATGTTGACGGCCGCCGACGACCGCGCCTCGGGCCGCTTGACGACGCCCCGCTCGTGGAGCAGCTCGTCGGCGCAGATCAGCGAGTCCGGCGCGTCGTCGTTCTGCTCGCTCGGGCTCCGCTTGCCCCGGAAGGCATAGAGCTGCGCGAGGTAGCGCCGGCCCTCCTCGGTCTGGGCGAACCCTTTCGGGAAGCTGATCTGCTTCGCCGTCCACGCGGCCTGCGTGTTCTTGGCCAGGTCGTCGACGCGGTACCGGCACCAGACGAGGCGCGGGAACGGCCGCGTGTTGATCCGGCACCAGTTGCGCACGTGGTTGGTCCAGGTGCTCTCCTGCGAGACGTTGCCGTCGAACCCGACCGCAACGACGCGCGACCGGCCGGCCTCGTCCGGGCCGTAGCCGGCCCGGTTGACCCCGTCGCGGACGTCGAGCAGCGCCGAGAGCAGCGCGTTCGAGTCCGAGAACGAGATGCACCGCGCGGCCGAGACGTAGTACTCGAGTGTCGCCGGCGAGTAGAGCAGCGCCGTGATCGCCGTCGTGTCGCCCTTGCCCTTGAGGCTCAGGTTCGGGTCGCAGTAGACCACGCCTCGCGCGTCCGACGGCAGTGCGTCGAACTCGCGGTAGTGCTCAGCCCGGAAGACGTTGCCCTCGGGGGGCTGCGGGTTCTGCAGGAACTCCCCCTGCCACTCGTCCTCGTCGGCTGGCTCCAGCTTGCGCCGCAGCTCAGCGACTGTCGCGGCCGAGAAGCGCGCGCGCCACAGGGGCCCCGTCGGCATCTCGAACGTGCCGCCGTCGGAGTTGTGCACGACGCGCGGCGCCTCGATCCACGCGGGCCACTTCTCGACGCGCCAACTCGGTGGCAGCTCCGAGCCGCCCGCGGTCTCGTACTGCGTGAGCAGCCGGTGCATCGCACACCGCTCGTCGAAGTCGTTGCCGAGGCACACGAGCGTTCCGCCAGGCGCATCGCCCGCCGGCGTGGCCATCGACTTCGAGGCTTCCTGGAGCACCTTGATCCGCCGCTTCACCTGCTCATCGCCCATCGGGCTCTTGCGGTTCTCCAGGTCGTCGCAGATGATCCACTCGGGCCGGGCGAAGCCGCGAGCGTAGCCACGCACCGAGCGGCCCTCGGAGAACGCCTGCGCGTAGCGGTAGAGCGGGCTCGTGCCCTCGCGCTCGGTCACCATCTGCATCGCGTCGGCGTTGCAGACCGCGAAGCGCGGCCGCCAGTCGTGAACGATGCGTGGGTTGTCGCGGATAAGCGCGACGACGTCGGCGAGGATGTTGCGCGCGACGTCGAGCTTTTGGCTGAGCGTCCCGGCGATCGTGACGTTGCCCGTGAGCAGCAGCCAGGCCAGCAGCTTCTTGACCGTGACGGTCTTGCCGTGGATGCGCGCGCCGAGGTGGACGTAGACACCCGGCCGCTGCGCCTCATCGACGAGGTGGCGGTGATAGTCGCCGGGCTCAGCGTGGCCCTGCGTGTAGACCTCGGGCGGGAAATACAGCCGGTCGAACTCCCAGAAGTCGGCCGTGGCCGCGGCGATGCGGGCCAGCGCGCGGTCGTCGGGCAGCTCTGCGACAGGCCACGGTTTCGCGGGCCGCAGCGCCATCTTGGACCGCTCGCGGCGCACGTCGACGAGAAGACGCGCGAGCATCGTCATGCGCGCTCGGCGTCCATCTCGGCCTTGACCTCTCCCACGGCGGCCATGAGCGCGACGTCGTCAACCTCGACGACGCCTAGGCGGGTGGCGATCCGGCGCAGCGCCTCCAGGTTGGCGACGGCCGCGACGTCCTGGATGCGGCGGATGTAGCCGCGCCGCTTACCGAGCGTGTCGAGGGCGTACGTGATCGCGCCGAGCTCGCCAGTCGCGATCTGGAGCCGCAGGCCGTCCTCGGCGGCGTCGCACAGCGCCTCGCGCGCCTCGGCGAGCACGCCGCGGAGGTTCCAGCGCGTGACGGCCCGCGAGAGGGCCTCACGGGAGCAACCGAGCGATCGCGCTGCGGCGGCGAGCGTGCCGTGCTCGTGGATGGCCGCAGTGACGCGGGCGATGGAGAGTGCTTGGCCTGCGGCCATTGGGGATCACGGGGGATCACGGCCCTACGCGCGCGAGGTGTGATCGGTGGATTGCGGCAAGGCGCGTCGATGTGTCTGCAGACACGTCGCGGGGGCTACCGGCGGTACAGATCGAAGCGGTAGGTGCCGCTGATAATGGCGTCGGGTTCGCTGTAAACCACGCTCACATTCACGAATGGGGTCATCGCCTCGATGATGTGCCCGCCATCGGCTGCGAGCAGAAGCGCCAGACTCTCCAGGGTGCCCACCGCACTCGGGGTGTACCCGGCGTGGGCATAAAACTGACCGGCAGCGTCGCCCGGATACACCTCGCCTCCGACGAGCTTCGGCTTGCCGCCGCCGCCGTCGTCGATGGCGCCTCCGATGGCGAGCGTGAACCGATCGAAGCCGGCGGTGAGCATCGGGAAGCGGAACGCGGGGTAGAACCCGGGATTGATCACGAAGTCGCTCTCGACCGGCGGTCGCCAGGCGTCCAGACCCGAATCGTAAAACTGGACGTCGCAGCCCTCGGGGTTCGGTGTCTCGGCCGAGAGGCTGAGCGCGAGGGGAGCAGGGCGGGCGGCGATCGCGACTTCGTCGCCGCCGGCGTCCTTGACGGTGATGCTGTTCATCCGAGCAGAGGGAGGTAGCCCGAGTTGCCGGGCAGGGTGAAGTCGAGCGAGCTGCCGGCAGCCGGTGGCCGCTCAGGCGTGACGACGGCGAGGGAGTAGTAGACCGAGCCCGCCACCTCACAGACGGCCAGCTTGGACGTGTAGGAGTCGAGGCGCAGCGGCGAGCCGTCGTACCGCGCGTGGATGCCGGCATCCGCGAGGCGCCGCCGGAGGACGTCGAGCACGGCCGCGCCGAGCGCCATCGCGCGCACGACGGCCGCGTAGGTCGTGTCCTCGGGCTCGACGCCGCAGAAGACGCGCAGCGCGGCCGCCGGCGCGTGCGGGACGCCGTCGGTCGCGCGCATCCCGTCGGAGCCGGTCGGGATGAGGAAGACGTAGACGAACGGCGGCGCCATCGGCATCGAGCGCCCGAGCTCGCCGGCGACAACAGCGTCTCTCGTGAGGCCGAGCTCGTGCAGCGCCGAGGCGCCGTCGTCGGCCTCGGCCTGGAGGACGGCGAGCACGGCGGCCCACGTGGCGCCAAAGTCGAGGGCGGGGGATTCGGCGAAAGCCATCGGGCTACCAGGTGGGCAGGTTGTCGATCGTGCCGATGCCCGAGCCCGAGGCGGCCGAGCCGGTCCCGATCGGGCTGCCGTTCGGGTTGACGGTCCCGCGCTTGCCCTCCAGCACGCGGACGGCGCGCCGGTACTGCTTCTCGGCCGCGTCGAGCTGGTCGCGGTCCCATCCCTCGGCCGTCTGCGAGAGGACGAACAGCGCGATCCGCGCGACGGGATCGGCGAACCAGTCGGGCAGCGTCGTGAGCGCAGCGGCGCGGACGCCCGCGAGCGGCTCGGCCTCGTCGATGGCCGTCTTGATCGCCGGCGTGACCTGAGCTGCCTTGAACGCGCGCGCCTGGGGCCCGACGATCTCGGCGAAGCGCTCGGCATTGAGGATGTCGGTGACGGTCACGGGCACGCTGGGCAGTGGCCGGGCAGGGTCGCACGGTCGGCGAGCGTGCGCACGTGCACGGATTGGGAGAGTCCATGCACGTGACCGTGTTGCGGGCGCCCGGTACGCTCTGGCTCCCCGGTGATCGCCTCGGTCGCCCTCTGCACCCCAGCCATCCCACGGATGTCCCGCTCCATCTCCGCGCCGTCTCGCGCCTTCCGCGCCCTGCTCGGCCTGTTCGCCTTCGCCCTCTTCGCGGCCGTCGCCGTCGCCGATCCGGTCCACGCCGCGCACGCCGTGCCGCACGTCGGCGCGCTCGCCGACACGAGCCTCGTGGACGGCTTCGCGCTCCACGCCGTCGGCGTGGGCTCGCTCGCCGCGGCCGTCGCCGTCCCGAAGGGCACGATGGCCAAGCTCAAGGCCGCGATCAAGAACCTGCTCGGGCCCGAGGCCACAGACGAGCAGGTAGACGCCGCGCTCGCGGCCGAGATCGCCGAGTCGGACACGGTCGCGACGCCGCCCCCGACGCAGGTCCCGCCGATCACGACGGCCACTCCAGCGGATCTCGCTGCGGCGATTCAGGCCGCTGTCGAGGCTGCCGTGGCGCCACTCAAGGCAGAGGTCACGACGCTGCAGGGCGCGCTCCAGACTGAGGCAACTGCCCGCACCGCCGCGCAGACGGCCGTCGAGACCCAGCGGGCGACCGAACGGACCGCCTCGATCGAGACGCTGCTCGACGCCGCCGTGAAAGACGGCCGCATCGTGCCGGCGAAGCGCGACGAGTGGAAGACGCGCCTGGAGGGCGGCTTCGACACCGTCAGCCCCATCCTCGCTGAGCTCGCGCCGAACCCCGCACTCGCGAAGGCCAACGGCGGGAAGGTGTCCGCAGACACGTCGGGCGCGAAGACAGGCGACAAGCCTGCGGCCGAGCGCCCCGCGCCGGGCTCGATGGCCGGCAGCGTCCCGTCGGCCGCCCTCGATTACGTCACCGCCAACACCAACTAGCCGTCCGGCGTGCGGCTCGGGTAGCGACGCGAGTCCTGCCCGGCCCCCGCCGACGGCGCCACCGCGGATCTCAGATCCGCTACCCCCCTTATGGCAACCCTCGCCGCCCTCTCCAACCTCAACGGGTCCGCCCGCGGCCAGGCCGCGCTCGCGATCCTGCTGCTCCGCTCGAAGATCCTTCGGCAGCTGGAGCAGCGGTCCGCGTTCGAGCTCGACGCGACCAAGTTCCAGTACCAGGCCGTCACCGGCGTGGGCAACCTCCAGTCCCGCGCGATCGGGGGCGGCTACACCGCGACGGCCAAGACGCCTCCGACGCCGCAGAACGGTCAGCTCGCCATCTACGGCGACAAGATCACGATCGACCGGACGCACCTGGCCGACGCGGCAGCCGGCCTCCGCGACATCGACACGTGGCTGGAGAAGGAGGCGGCCGCCCGCGTCCGCGACATCGGCGGGAAGCTCGACGGCGTCCTCATGAACGACCCGGGCACCGGGACGACCATGAAGGGCCTGTCGAAGATCCTCGACGGCGTCACCGACATCCCCGGCTTTACGGGCATGAAGGGCGTCCTCGACGCACGCACGTTCGGCGGATCGGGCAACTTCTTCGACCTCACGCTCGCCACCGGGGCCGCGCAGCACGACGCGCTCATCGAGGGCGTCGCCGCGGCGCTGCTGAAGGTGCCGGACGCGACGGGCATCTCGATGAACCAGGCGCTCGCGGGCCGCTTCACGACCGTCGCTCGCCGGGCGCACATGATCGGGGAGTCGCGCGACCTCTTCGGCAACCCGATCAGCACGTTCAACAACGTCCCGATCAACGTCGTCTCGGACCAGGCGATCACGAACGCGGAGCCGGACAACGCGGGCACGCCGGCCAACAACACGACGTCGCTCTACATCGACCGGTTCGGCGAGGGCTCGACGTCGCTCGTGACGAACGAGGGCCTCTACTACCGCGAGTGGGAGGAGTTGGAGAACATCGTCTCCGCGCAGGAGGAGTTCGAGATCCGCATGGCGTGGAAGATCGAGGACCCCGAGTCGATCCTCCGCGTCCGCAACATCAAGCTCTGATGGGTGACGCCGCGTCACCCCGGCACGCCGCCGCCCTAGCGCCGTTACCGGCGCTGTCCTACTGGCGCGTCGTCCCCGCCCCGGCGTGGCCGCGCGTCGTGGGGCAGGGCGCGATGCCGTCTGGCCCCGTCGCGACGGTCACCGCGCCCGACGGCTCGCAGCACGAGCTGACCCTCACGTGGGGGCAGCTCGTGCGCGCATCGTCGAGCTGCGATCCGGACCGCGGCGTCGCCCGCCTCGACGCCGAACCCGTCGCGCTCGCCCGCTGCGCCGTCGTCCGGCAGCTCCGCAACGCCGGCGTCGTCGAGCCCGTCGGCGGGTGAGGTGCCTCACCCTGATACGCCCGACCGCCGCGTGAGCGGCCGTGTGGGGCTGCCAACCAGACGGGCGAGGGCTTCGGCCTCAGCTGTCAGTCTGGGGCGCCGGCTACGGCCAGGCGCCATTTGCTCCTCCGGCCGCTCCCGCGGCGGTTCGCTTTCGACCGACGACGGTCACCGTTCACCGTTCTCTCTCCCTACCCGCGCTCCGGCGCACTCCAGTGGCCACTCACGGCATCAAGGCAGCCCGATTCCGCGACGCGGGCTCCAGCGGCTCCTACACGCAGATCACCGCCCTCGGCGACGCCTCCGAGGTCACGTTCGAGGACCCCGAGGGCGTCAAGCCGCCCGCCGGCGGCAGCTACTACGGCGGCCGCAAGACGATGGCCAAGATCGAGACGCTCGACGCGACCGCGTTCGCCGCGGCCGAGACGAAGTACAAGGCCAACGGCCGCATCGAGCTCCAGGTGGACCTCGACGACACGAGCCAGCAGACGGTCACGGGCCACGTCCGCGCGGTCCCGCAGAACGTCAAGGGCGCCTCCGGCGGCGCACGCGGCTACGAGATCACCGTCCACGGCTTCGCGATCTGATTCCCCGCGCGGCCGGCCCGGTTCTTACCGCCCCTACAGGCGGTAGCTGGGCCGGCCGCGCATCCCCTCTGCGATTATGACTCAGGTCCACGGCCTCGACGTCCTCTCCGTCTACGACATCGCCACCGGCGACGTCGTCCAGCTCAACGCGCTCGGCGACGACACCGAGCTCGTCGTCCGCGGCCTGCTCGACGGCGACGGCGTCAAGAGCCCCGAGGGCACGCCCTACTACGGCGGCGACCTCTCGCGCGTCGCGGTCACGTTCCTCGGCGCCGACGAGTACGAGATCCTGCGCGCGTGGCAGAAGGCTGGGCGGATGCTCCGGCTCGCCGGCGCGGGCCCGGCCGGGGCGCTCCTCTGGAACGAGGACACGCTGATCTCGGTCGCGCCCGAGACGGTCAAGGGTGCGAGCGGCGGCGCCCGCGGCTACCGCCTCACGGCCGAGCGCCGCGGGCACGGGTCGCACAACATCTGGCTCGACGAGGACCTGCTCGCGCACCTCGGGCCGTTCGTCCAGGAGCTCGGCAACCTCGGAGGCGCGTGGGAGGCGCTGTCGTGCGCTCAGACCGAAGGCTCGCCCGGCGACGGGAGCATCAACGTCGAGGACGTCGGTGCCACGGTCGGCGCGACGCTGCGGCTGGCGAACCGGATCGTGTTCCCGGTCTCAGGCGTGCGCCTGACCGGCTCCGTCTCGCAGTCCGGGACGGACGCCACGATTGGTACCCGTCCACAGTTGGAGTTCAACGCCGTCGCCTTCGCCGGCGGGGCGCCACTCGTCGGCGCGTACGCCGGGCTGGACACGGCCGAGCACGACGACCGCGTATCGGTCGCGGCCGTGACGCCGGCGGGGACCTGGAGCCTCACGCTCAACCCCCTCGCCACGAGCGCGCCGTTCACGAACGAGATCGTCCTCTACCGCCCGGCGCTGCGCGTGGGCACGTCCACCGAGCCCGGCCGGCTCGCGGTCTAGGCCATGCAGAGCGCCTTCGCCTGGACGACGGCCGGAGGCACGCTGCCGTCCGGATCGAGGCGCCGCCACGTCACGGGCGGCGTGACGGTCACGGCCGAGCCCGAGGGCGACACGTACACCGTGCTCACGCCCGACGGCTCGCAGCTCGTCCAGGACGTCCGCGGCGTGTGGCTCGCGGTCGAGGTGCTCACGACGGCGCCGGGCGGGCTGCCGGGCGTGCTCGGCGGGGAGGGCCTGCCGTTCGGGCGCGTGTGGCTCGACCTGCTCACGTCGGCCGAGATCGAGTACCAGCCCGACGCGGCCCTCGCCGATCTGTCGATCCCGGTCGTGCCGGACCTCGGCGACAAGGCGACGCTGATGGCCATCGTGACGGGCACGATCACGCCCGGCGTGGACCGCCTGCGGCTGCGGAGCCGGCTGCGCTACGCGCCCGGCAACCCCGTCCTGGTCGCGCTCGCGACGGCCTCCCCGTACCTCGCCCTCGACATCTAGCAGGCGCGGACACCGCGCCCCCGACCATGGCCACCGGCTACCGACCGCTCACGACCGACGACAAGGACTATCCGCTCGCCGATCCGTCGGTCGAGGCCATGATCGCCGCGTACGCCGTCGAGGCCCGCGCCGGGTTCAAGGACCGCGTCTCGCGCGAGGCCGCGGCGAAGCTGATGGGCTTCGAGCCCGACGCCTGCGAGCCGGAGCTGAGCCGCCCGGACTACATCGTTGAGATGTGCCGCGTCCTCTTCCCGACGTGCCGCGACCGGATCGGCGAGGGCAAGACCGTCAACGTGGCCGAGGTCCTCCGCGCATCGGCGGATTTTTTCGCCGTGCTGCGCTAGCGAAATCCGGCTCCGAGGCCGGTTCCTGCTTCACTGACGGTCGCCTCGGCGCCTAGACGCTGAGGGCTTCCACCGTCTCCACAGGCTGACACGGCGTTTCTCGCCGCGTGGCCGCTCACACAAGCGGCAATGTTCTGTGCTGCGTTCACGTCGCGGTCGTGCTCGGCGCTGCACATCTCGCATGTCCACACCCGGACGCTCAGGGGCAGTTTGCCCGGCCGGTGTCCACACGCCGAGCATAGACCCGTCGTCGTCTCGAACCGGCCCACCCGGTGGACCGCCCGGCCGTACTGCTCGGCCTTGTAGTCGAGCATCCGCACGAACTCGGCCCACCCCGCCTGTCCGATGTGTCGGGCGAGCTTCCGGTTCTTGACCATCCCGGCCACGTTCAGCGTCTCGACGGCTACCGCTTGGTTTTCGCGGATGAGTCGGGTCGTGAGCTTGTGCAGGAAATCTTTCCGCTGGTCTGCGATACGCGCGTGCACCTTCGCCACGCGGCGTTTCTGCTTGCCGTAGTTGGCCGAACCTTTCACTTTCCGGGCAAGCCTGCGCTGCTCGCGCGCCAATCGGGCGAGCTTCTGTTCGAGGTAGCGCGGGTTTTCCACCTTCTCGCCCGTCGAAAGCGTCGCGAAGTGCGTGAGTCCCAGATCGACGCCGACCGTCCGCCCGTTTGACGGGAGCGGCGTGACGGCGACGGTACACAGAAACGAGGCGTGGTAGCGCCCGGCCGCGTCTACGCTCACCGTACATGACGACGGCGCGGAGGGGAGCGCACGGCTCCACCGGACCGGGATCGCGCCGGGCGTCTTTCCGAGCCGCAGCGCCGTGCCATCTACGCGGAACGCCGTCGCCACGTACCGGACGCTTTGCGCCCCGCGCCGCCTTTTGAAGCGGGGGAACGCTGCGTGTCCCGCAAAGAAACTGCTATACGCGAAGTCCAGGTCCCGGAGGCTCTGTTCCATCCCGGACCGCAGCACGTCACCAAGCCATTCGGTCCCTTTCGTCTTGCGGAGCGCCGTCAACTCTCGCGAAAGTGCGGCATAGCCGACACTCTTGCCGCTCTCCCGGTAGGCATCCCGCTTCCGCGCAAGCCCCCAGTTGTAGACGTACCGCGCGCACCCGAACGTCCGCGCGAGCGCCACCCGCTGCGCCTCGTTCGGGTACAGACGGAAGCGGTACGCCCGGTGCACCGTCGCCACGACGGGCGTCTCCGCAGCGTCAGCGGCCGGGGCGTCAGCGAACAGGTCGAGGGTGGCGCTCTGCATGGGGTCAGTCGGCGCGCTTGGTGGGCACGACGAAGAACAGGGTGCCCGGCGCGGGCGAGCCCTCCGGCCAGCCTGCGCCGATCCGGTAAACCTGCACGCGCGGGTGGAGCGCGCGAACCGCGGCGAGGCACGCCGCTTCGTCCGGCGTGAGCGCACCGGCCGGACGGAGCGAGTCGGGCATCGGGCGCGTCATCGGACCCCGGCCAGCTTCTCCCGCGCCTCCTCCACCCAGTACGACGGCCACGCGGCCGGCAAGCCCAGCCCGGCCGCGTGGTGCAGGCTCGTCGCCTCCCGGATCGCTTCGGACGCCTCGGTAAGCAGGCGTGCGGCCTTCCGGCGCATCGCCTCCCGTACGGCGTCCTCACCCTGCGCGACGAGGTGCGGGCTGAGCCGGTGCGTTTCCGAACGCTCGTCGTGCTCGCCGTTGGGCCACGCGGTGCCGTTGGAGAGGCAGACGAGCGGCATCGTCTTGAGGACGGCGAACGCGCGCCCGGTGAGGTAGCACGTCGCCGGGACGAAGCCGTCGGCGTCGGGCTGCCCCCACTGCGGCTGGAGGGTGACGGCGTAGCCGAGCGTGCGAGTCTCGCCGCTGTCCGGGCGTTCGTCGGCCCACTGCTGGACGGCGGCGGGTACGTCGGGGTGGCGTGCGCCTAGCGCAACCTGAACGGCGTCGGGGACGTTGGGTGCGCTATCGCGTTTGGTCTTGGGCATCTTAGCGGTGTGTGAGGTGAGCGTGAGTGCGCCGCGTCGGGCTGGACCCCGGCGCGGCGCGGTTGTGTTCAGGCGGCGCGTCGGAGCGGCGTCTCGTCGCGGAGGGCGGCCATCGTCTCGGCCGCGGCGAGGTGCGTAACCTGCGCGGCGAGCGGCATCGTCTGGACGCTGTAGCCGAAGCGGCTCTCGTCGTCGCGGTGCTGCTCGCGGAGGGTCTGCGCGAGCGCGCTTGCGCTGTCCATTGTGAGGCCGGATGCGACGACTTCGAGCACGTCGCGGCGGAGGCTTCGGCGGTTGGTCTTGGCGACCTGGTAGATCGGGCGGTCCATAAGGCGGGGCGGTCTGTGCTCTCTGCTCAATATCGTCAATTGACTATTACAAGTCAATAGTCGATTGACGATCAAGGACCTTTTTTCGGCCCCGAGCCTATCTTGCGAGAAGCCCTCTCTCCAAAAATGGACCTTCCCAATCAGGACCTAGGCGAATCCGAGCTTCGGACTTTGGCTCGACAGGCATTTGCCGAATGCGGCATGTCGCAGCAAGCGCTTGCTGATGCCTTAGGAGTACGCCAGCCTACAGTGTCCGAAGCACTCAGCGGTAAATCAAGACGTCCCTTCACGGATCTTCTTATACGTATCATCAAGCAGTGTGCTAGTCTAGACGTTGAGGGGCCCATATATAGAGTTCGAGTACCATGAGAGTATTCATCAGCTATCCAGCATCTGACGAACAGCTTGCCAGAGAGGTAAACAACACGTTCGAAAGGAATGGACTACAAGGTTGGGGCGATTTTAAGACTGAGGGTGGAGAGAGCTGGTATTACGCTCATCAAAGAGAGTTATTGAGGTCGGATTTTATGGTAGTGTTCATTGGAGAGTCTTCGGTTGACGATCCCAAGATGGCGAACGATATATCTTTCGCATTAGGAAATTCTAGATTCAAAAATAAAATAATTCCTGTAATAAAGTCTTTTAGTGATGTTAAATTCGTCAGTAGTACATCGTGGATATTGACTAGAATGAACATAATTATCATAGAATCACATCTAAGCAAAGAGGACGCATTTTCAAAAATAGCAGACCGTATAAATAAATCTAGAGATTAGAATATCGAATATTCATGCCGAATGAGATCTTCCTATCTCACAGTAGTTTAGATCGCGACTTTGTGCGCGATCTGGCATCCATGATCAGGAGACATGGAATACCTGTTTGGTATAGCGATACGAATATAATCGGTTCGCAGCAGTGGCACAACGAGATAGGAGATGCACTAAGGCGTTGCGATTGCTTTGCTGTGGTGATGTCGCCGAATTCCATTGAATCCACATGGGTTAGAAGAGAGCTAGTTTATGCGTTAAGAAAGCCTCAGTATGAAAATAATATAGTTCCTATATTATACCAAGATTGTGAAATAGAGAGATTATCATGGGTATTAGAAAGCTTGCAAATTGTTGATTACACAAAAGGTATTGATATTGGAAATGTTGACCTAATGAGAGTATGGGGATATGGTTATCGTCCAATATAGACTAATTTAAACACACCTATTCCAATTCACATGAATCTAAATCCAACGATTTATGTGCAGGGTCGCCCTCGGGGGCTTCGCGCTCAGCACCTTGTTGACTTCTCGACGCGCCACCCCGGTTGCCGAACAATGTCAGACACCAGAGTCGGGCAGCCGGGTCACCTCCTCCCGAAACACCTACTGCCGGATTGTCCGACCTGGGGGACCTAAAGCCAGAGCAACTCTGAGTACGCTGGCTTGATCGACGCGGCCACGTCTGTATGGCACGGCGGGGGGGGGTAAGCCTAGCTTGTCCGGTCCCTAGCTGACTATGACCGATGGCTGAAGATCACCCACGCCTCCCGTCGCTCGACGACGCCCTTGGCGAGTTCTACGTTGTTGAGTGGAGCTATACCCAAAACCAACTCCACATTCAGACGGTCGCTGAGATGCACGACCTCAACGCAAAGCAGTTCTCCCGGAATCAGCCGCTCGACTATGTCGCGCTCGGCTTGTTCATGACCCATGAGGAGGCCTCGGACTTTGCCCAAAGGGCCCAACTCCTTATCAACGCACGGAGGGAAGCCAAAGGCTAGCGGGCTCTTAATGCGGACGTGCCCTCCTGCACGCTCACCCGGTTCACCCCAAGCCGCCGGGCAACGCCGCGCCGCGAAACGCTGGAGGCGAGCAGCCAGCTAACTGTCTTCTAGCATCCGTCGCGACACTCCAAGCCAACGGGCGCAGGTGCCGCATCTCACTTCCCCGTTGCGCTCCGCAGACGACAGGACACGGCGAACCCGCAGTGGGTGCACTGGGGCGCGTCTATGACCTCGGCAGGTTGCGGATCCTATGCCGTGGCTCGAACCTTCTGGAGCGCGACAGCCGTTTCCCCGAGCCCTAGCATCGCTCCCTATGGCCGACTCCCAGCTTAAGCGTTACGACATCGCCATCTCCCTAAGGTGCAAGCCCGCATCGCATCATTGAGCACCTGACTGACTTCCGGCTTGTTGAAGTCCCAGAGCGATACCGGGTCGAGCGGAAAGGGTAGCAGGATTCTTCTTGGCTCGGCGGCTACACTCCCTGTGCGGCGAGGCCTAGCACTTCAACTAACTAATCATCCCATGCGACTGATCGCCTTTGTCGCCGCCCTAGCCCTCACGGCCCCGGCTTCCATCGCTCAGGGGGACAGTCTCAGGATCGCGCGTCTCGAAGTTGAGTCAGCGCGCACATCACAAACTCTAGATTCTCTAAATTCTGCCCTTGCATCCCATCGAATTGCCGAGGATTTCTATAATACAGCTTTAGACGAACAGGCTAATAGGTTCAGTCTTATAGTTGGAATTATCATAACCGTAATAGGATTAATAAGCTATGGTAGTATAAAATTAGAAATAAATAGGAAGATCAATCAGCTGAAAGATATTTATAGCAAGCATGAGGCCAAGACCGCCTCTATGGAATCTCAGATTTTGGAAGATAGAGAGAGGATGAATCTAGCCAGCGGCAATTTAAATGTCGTAATATCTGATATAGTAAAAGATGATGGATATATTTTTTCAGCGGCTTCGTTTAGATGTCTGGCTGCTGGTTTTTTGTATCAAAAATACAAATTGTCACTGTCTTCAACTAGAGGCAAGTCTACCAAATACATAAACTCAATAAAGAATGTAGTAAAGGAAAACCTAGATGATGTCTTGGTTTTGTTGAATGAAGTAGATATTTCTGATAATCACGAGGTTGATGATATACTAGAAGACAATGGTAGTTTTGAGGAGGCTATAGCGCTAATGGATGGAGCAGACTTGGAGATAGAGGAATTGTTAATCAACATTAAATCTGCTCTGATAAAAATCCGAAAGGAGGCTGAGCGGATGTCAAACGAGGAGGGAGCAATCAGCGAATAGTAGATAAGTGCAGAGGTATCCTAAGCTTGCAGCACGCGACCCGCCGCGGGTCGCGTACACGCCAGCGGGCTCTCTACCGGTTGAGTAGCCCCGCCACCAGACGCCGAGACACGCCGAGGCGCCGCGCGACAGCGCTAGCGTTTCCCTTCCCGCCGTTGGCCGCCGGGTCGAACAGTGCCGCGGCCTGACGGGCGAGGTGCCGCCGCCGGAGGTCGCGCAGCGCGGGCACGTACAGGTTGCCCCCGCCGAACGCCGAGACGATCCGCTCGGCCGCCTCAACCGGGGACGAGGCGCCTGCGACCGTCTCGCACAGTTCGGCAAGCTCGGGCGGGAGGTCGGAGAGGGCGACGGTGGACCAGTCAATCTGAGCAGGCATTGCAGGGGCCAGAGGTGACAGTGAGTGGGAGAACACAGCAGGGCGACAGGGCGTATCGAGAGGGCTCAATCCATTACTTCCCGCTATGGCTGTAGGGTGGCTGCCTTCTTTCGTCTCCGAGGTCGCTAAAGCGTGGCCCGACGAGCTTGCGATATCCGGCATTGAAGATGCTGAAGCAATCCCTAAGCTTGCAGAAATCATCGGGCGTCGCAAGATGAACAGGGTTGGGCTTGGCACCCTAGGCGAGAAGCATGTAGCCGATCGGCTCAAAGCTCTCGGAATGATGACTGCGCTCACGCCGGGAAGCCGTACGCCAGCAGATGTGTTTGGCGCAAGATACAATGACGAACAAGATCTGACCCATATATCACTTGTTCAGGTAAAGACTACCTACTATCGAGATTCTCCCGCCAGACTTTCTAGCATGGACGTGGAAAAGCTGGGATATCTGGCAGAGGTAGTTTTTAACATGATTTCGGACTCGTCGGCTGTACCCAGACACATAAAAGAATCATATATACTTGTATCAACAGGATATGCTGGGCTAAAGGCAGAAGGCGGATTGCTGGAGCCCAATATAGAAATAGTATCGTCAGGTCCTTTTGAAATTGTATACCCCACAGAAATAGAGTATTTGTCTGAACAACTCAAGGGAATCGCAGACGCCGCGCACAGATTTGGATCTACATCTGCTTAGTGGATTTTCCCTTGGCGGGGAACAGGCGGGACGGGTTAGGCGCACTGCAATCGGAGCCCTGCTTCGACACGGAGGCGTGCACGCATTGGAGACGTGCACGCAGGGGCACGCGTGGGGAGCGGCGGGTAGGCTAGCGGGACATCTGACGCCGACCCGTCTGTGCCCGCTGGTTACCGCCCCCTCACAACCGACAGGCACGACTACCCGCTGGCGAGTCCGTCTGTCAGCACGATGTTTGCGGCCCACGCCGTCGAGGTGCGGGCCGGGCACAAGGAGCGCGCGAGTCGTGAGGCGGCAGCCGTGCAGATGGGCTTTGGGGCCGAGGCGTGCGAGCCAGAGCTAAGCCGCCCGGAGTACATCGTCGAGATGTGCCGCGTGCTCTTTCCAACGTGCCGTGACCGCATCCGCGACGGGCAGGGGGTGAACGTGTCGGAGGTGCAGCGGGCCATCCGTGAGTTCTTCGGCACCGCTGCGCTAGACGAGGCGGAGGCCGCGGACATCCTCGGCCGGCTCAGCACGACGGAGGCGCCGACGCCGCCCACTCCCGACCTCGACGGACTCGAAGGCAAGGCGCTCGCCCGCGCCGAGGCCGAGCAGCGGTACCGCAGGGACCTCGCCGCGTGGCGGTCGAGCGTCCGCGGCGCGATGTGGCTGTGGGAGGCGGCTGTGCTCCGCGCCTCGACGTCCGCGTCCGACGTGGCCACCCTCATGCGTGCGACGCTGCCGACGGTCGCGTCATGTTTAGTCTGGCGAAGCCTGCAAGACGACTGACATGGCTAACGCCTTGTTCATGCGTGCCCCAGACAGCGCTGCCGGTGCATGAATTTACATTATTACTTGCCTTTTTTATATTTCATTATTCTGTCATAAAAATTATCACTAGTATTGCTGACCTGCTTAGACAAAATGCTGATACACAGATCTTTTATGTAGTTTCTCAGAGGGTCTCTTGCCTCTTTGTTAGGCAGTTCGGCGAAGATTTCAGTACCCTTGGGTCTAACCCAAATTTCGTAATTAAGAGATTCATTGTTGTCTGGGAATAGCAAAGAGGACCTGCCTTCCGGCTTCTTTGAGTATATATCAGCAACGACTACGTCTCCGTCTAGATCTGATACGTAGCAATACTTGAGAAAAAATACGCTGCCTTCGTGAAAAACAAGACTTTTAGGTATAGGCCAACCCTTGCGAGATTGCAAATCTAAAGGGGTCCATGTAATCCGGTCGCTCTGCGTCAAGTCGGTAAGAACCGACAAAAGGTCTGCAGACCTGTCAAGATCATTTTGCGTTATACTCATAGTGCACCTTCTTGTTCGTCCTGAATGAGTGTTTGGAGCGATCTTTCAAAGCCTCGACCAATGTGACGAGCGTTTTGGGCTTCCGTGATCCCTTTTATATTTTTAGGCTTTTTCATGTGCCTCAATGTGTTCCAAATTCTCACCCGCTCTCTCAGGCCCCCGTGTTTGGCAACCGCAATTAGAGTTTCGCGTATTTGACCAACAACTTCTTTCGCATCGTCAACCGGCAGCGGCTCTTTTAGAGTGATTTCTACTAATGAGTCGAGCTGACTGCTCAGTTCTTCGCTCAACGTAGGAAGTCTGTGTTTTCTTAGATACCGGGACCTGGCTTTGCTTGCTAGCCTCAAGGCTTGAAGCGTGAGAGCGAGGCCAATTAAAGAAAAGAAATCTACCCAGAACGAGAACCTCAGGTACCAGACAGGCACAGCAGCATTCTGAGCTTCTAGGACAGCTCGCGCTATTGCGTTAGCAGTTGTAGAATCAAATTGCGCGGGGTCCATCTGACCGGGTCGGAGCGCGCGAGGATAATCACCAGATCAAGAGCGCGCATCCCCTTTGTTAGGCAGGGCGGGGGAGACTCCGCAGCACGCGCCCGTTGCTTCCATCCTATGCACACTCAAATCGACTGGTCCGCCGTCACAGTCTCCGACTTACCGCCCGAGCTTGCCGAGTTGTGTGAGACGGTAGCGGGCGCCTCGTCTCCTGTAGACGCTGCCGAGCGGATTGTAACTGCCTTTGGCGGCGGATCGCTCTACGTGCCCGCCCTCCGCGACCTCCGGCGACAACACCTCGCCCGTCAGGCTTCGGCGCTGTTTGACCCGAGGGCGAATGGTGGGAAGGGGAACGCTGGGGCTGTGGCCCGGCGCCTCGGTGTGTCGCGGCGGATGGTTGTCGGGCTGCTGAAAGCGTAGCGCCCCACAACGTTCCGAGGCTCACATTGGACTAGCGCGTCGAATTTGATCATACCATGTCACAAGACTCGAACGAAGTCTAGCTCGAACTTATAATCATGTCTTTTTGCTTGATACAGAATAACGTTTTCTAACTGGGCAACATGATCAGTTATCATAGACCTGTCTTTTTCTGAAGCCCTACAGCCTACTATAACTTCTGATATTGTATCAGGTGGTAACTGGAGAATAGTGTCGGGGTGGTTGTGATTCACAAGTCTATATTCTTTCTCGTAGGACCAGTCAGATGATTTAGTGCTAATAAAAGTGTCTATGTCATCGCTAGGGCCCTTGCTGTCGTCAGATTCAAAGAAATGAATTATCGGCATTTTTTCCTCATATCTGATCTTTTTAAGTGATATAAATTTTGACTCCAACGCAGCGGCAGCTGCTGTTTCAAGCAGTTTTTCAGTATGAAGCCCAACGCAGAAACCTCTATGCGAATCTGAATAATGTGCCCACATTAACAAGCTGTCCCTTATCTCTGACATGCAGTAAAGGCCAAATTTATTGTAATGAATTTCGGTAACGGTATCAATGAAAACCCTCTTGTGGTTGGGGTCTCTCATTATAGCCTTGGTTTTCTCCTTTGCTAACTCCTTGCGCTGCCTGCGATTTAGGTGTGGATATTCATCTTTGAAGAAAGATTCAGCACCCTTTAGAATTGTTTTAGCACTAACATTTTCTATTGAATAGACTATAGAAGTGTCGAAAGGATCATTGAAATTCCGAGCGGACGTGAAAAATATTTCGCGGTCAGTTATCAATCTAATGTGGTAATTACTAGGATCAAAGCTATGATATTTGTATAGAATTTTGGGAGTATTGGGGGGCGCCAGAAAACTCAGATATCCATCGTATACATCCATGCTCATGATTCGCTAAGAGTGGATCGCGGGAAGCCGATGCAGCGTCAGCGGTGCAACGGCATATACGTCGCCTCGCTGATGCTCGCCTCAGTGGACTCGCACAGCGCCGCCTCGTCAAAGTGAGCCGTCGCCCCGGCGGCAACGTTTTCTAGGTAGATCTCCCGCCCCGGCGTCCCGTCCCCACAGGTGACCTGTAGGAAAAGGGTTCGCGTCTCGGTGTCGTTGTTAGTAGCCGTGCCTTGGATGGGCGCGAGCTTCCCGAGGTCCGGCCCCCAGCGGTAATCGTACGAGACGGTCGGGGATTCTGTCTGGCAGCCCGAGAGACAAAAGGCAACTACGGCAACGAGGGTGGGACGGCGGCGGGGCATACAGCGGAGCGGCGGGGCGCCCCGAAGGTATGCGCGCCGGGTTCGCCTCGGTGGAGATGCGGCTATGCCTGCCGGGCGTCTTTGGAGACGACGCAGAAGGTGGAGGAGAGGCGATCATCCTAACCCGCCTTCCCCGACCTACACAAGAATCGGGGGCACCTGCTCCATCAGCAGGTGCCCCCGATTCCGGCAGGCCTAGTCGAACGTCTCGGGTCGTATGTCGCGCATCTGGTGGATCACGCGAATGATCTCGATCCCGTTCTCTGTCGGGCGGTAGTAGACCGTGTACTGGTCGGCTAGCGCACTGCGGAGGTTGGGCGCCAGTTCAGGACGCGCGCGCCCCGAGTGCGGCATGTCAAGCAGTGTGTTGCTCACGTCTCGCACGCAGTCCACGATGCGGTCGCTAACGTCCGGCTCGTGGTAGTCGTAGATGGCTTCGAGGTCCGACTCGGCGGCCGGTGTGATGCTTAGAGCGCTAGAAGTGCTCATGAGGGTAAATGGGTTGGGTTCTAGCCCGCCCTTTACGCTTGATAGCTTCGAAGTCTACAGGCCGAGTTTCCCCGCGGTCGGCTTGGTCAAGGCCGATCTGGAGTTCGTGTCGCAAGAGTTCTTCACGCTCTTGCAGTAACCGTAGCGCTCCGCGAACTACTTCGCTGGACGAGCCATACCAGCCAGACTCCACCTTCGACTTAACGAAGGTCTCTAGCTGGGGTGTGAGGGACAGGTTCATTGCCATGACAGCGGGGGATCGGTCAGGGTGGGAGTGTAAAGCGATTGCCCTACTGCGCGGTTATGCCGTGGGGGCGGCGGCTAGTTCAGGTGCGCGGGCTTCTCGCTTCGGTGGGGTTTCGTGGGGGAGTAAGAGGGTTGCATGGCATGCATGACCAAAGTACGCGTGCCGATGCCAAAGATTGCCATTCAAGCGTGAAGGAAGAGTGAACAATGGCAAAGACTGCCATTCGATGTTGAGGCGTCACGACACGAGCTGCCGGAGTCGCCCCCGGCAGCGCCCGGCAAGACAACCGCGTCGGCCCCACGTAAGGCGGCGCAAACAGCGGCTATGCCCGCCGGGCCTAAGGCCAACGCCTTGCGCGCAAGCCGGTACGTCGGCGTCAAGACTGAGGCAACGGGGAGGAGGGCCGCGTAGCTTCGCCGCCATGCGCCCCGCCCCACCGCCTTACCCCGCCGTCGCGTGCTACGTGCTCGCCGCCCTCTCTGCGGGCGGGGCGCTCTGCGCCGCGGCGGTACTCGCCGTGAGCGGAACGCTCGGCTTCCTGCTCGGCCTCTACGTGCTCGGTGGAGGCGTGGTCTCCGGCGCCGTGCTGTGGACGCTCGGGCGGATTTGCGCCGACCTGTCCACCTTGCGCGAGCGAGACGGGCGCCGCGACGCCTGAGAGGCGAACTACGGCAATGAGGCGAACTACGGCAATGAGGATGGGCGACGCCTAGGCCACAACGGTCGCGGCAGAGCGCCCGACGACACCCGCGCTGGGTCTGCCCCGCGAGAGATGCACTACGCCTGCCGGGCGACGCCTCACGCGCCGAGGGTTCACGGCTCCCGGTTCGCAGTCGAATACCGGATGGCGTCAACGTCACGAGCGATCCGCCCGAGAACCCAGAAGGCTGCTGCGGCGACAAACGCGGCGAGGAACACACCGAGCGCGCTCGACCCCGGAGACGGCCCGGTGGGGAATTCCCCGCCGCTCGACCCCATCTCCCCGAAAGCGGCAAGCGCGTTGTGGATCGCGGCGTAGGTCAGGTAAGCCTGCCAGATGCCGAGCAAAAGGACTAGCCCGGCGAGTACGTTGCAAAGCGTTGTCGTTCCGGGCTCGCGGGCTTCGTAGTAGCTGTCGTCAGTCATTGAGGACGGGGAGGTCGGACGCCGAAGGTGTGGGAGAAGCATACTAGCACCGCTTAACAGAATTACCCTTCCTTGACCACTGCTCAACAACGTAGTCAACAAAACCATCTACAGGATCTATTTCGCACATATTATATAGCTCTAGTCCAATCTTGCTAAGGAGGCATCCTCCAATCTTGAACGATTCGTGGTTGCCGAGTAAATCATCATTACTAGGCTCGAAAGATACGCAATAACTTTCGCCAAAGTAGTATATGTTATGATCTAAAGCAGTAATGGGCGCTGATAGGCCAGATGGTTCCATGGATGCTAGTCCCAAGCTCACCAAATTTATGATTGAGTTATAATTTACTCCATTTTCTCTATATATATTGTGTGACGTGTCAAAGATTATGGGAGTCATGGGATCTAAGTCCCATGCAAATCGGCATAGGTTATTGAAATCAATAGCATCCTGTTTTTCTAGTGAACTCAAGACGGACAGGGTGCGCTTGGAAAAACTCCCTGGCTTGTTTGCCTCTCCTGCCAGAACCTTAGACCACATATACTGAGCCTCGGAGTTAGATATAATTCTACATTCATCGAAAAATTTGGCAATCCAGTCTGTGTCTATATCAGCAGGCAGCGCAGAGGTTGCAAGCAGTGGTAGCGCTGCCGCTGCTATAGATTCTATATTGTTTTGATTCCGCGTCTCTTCTAATAGTAGTCTATTGGTGGCTCTAAGTTGGATATCGCTTACTTCAATATCTGATTTTGCTTTGATAATAGAGGCTGCTGCCCCTGCTCTTGCCATGCGCACGGTCTGATATGGACGTGCGATACCACCGATTGCTTCAGATATCTTCTCTATCAAAATTTTAGCCGGTTCTGTTAAACCAGCTAGGTTTATAAGAGAGTCCATAGCATTGTGGTTTAAGACGGATCGATATCCCAGCGGGCGGTTCTCGGCCTGATCAGGGAGTAAGGGGTAGGTAGGATGCCTCGCTTATGCTGGCCTCGGTGGACTCGCAGAGGGCGGGGGAGGGCACGTAGCATACCCGCCACGCGTGCTGCTCGGCCACCTTATCCCGCCGTTGCGTGCTTCAGGTCCTCGACGGCCTTGGCGAACCGCGCCTCGAACTCGGCTTCGCGGCCTGTCACCGTGGCGTGACACCCTCTGCAGAGCGTGATCCCGTTGTCAGGCTCGAACCGTAGGGCTGGGAAATCTGCGAACCGCTTGATGTGGTGAGCATGGATCGTGACTGGGTGACCCTTCCGGGAACGCTTTCCGCAAAACTGACAGGTGTAGTTGTCGCGTCGGAAGACTGACTTCCGCCACTCTGCCCCCTCCTTACTGTACCGTAGGGAGCGGAGGGGGGCTTTAAGCGTTGAGCGGTCGGCAACGTAGGCTGGATGGTTTGGGCCTCGGTGGTGATCTCGCTGGCAGGCGTCAGAGCAAAAGTGCCGGCGGTGGCCGCGCTTCGCGCCTACCTCGACGATGGAGACCGGTCGAGAGTAGGCAGTTCCGCAAGATGTACAGATCAACCCTACTCGGTTACGCTTGCCCTCGCCCATGCACTTGCGGGAGCAGTAATGGCGCGGGCAGCGCGCTACTTGGGAGCGGACGCCTACATACTCTGTCCCGCAGTTGTCGCATAGGCAGCGCAGGCTTCCGCCCCGCGCTCCCACGGCTTCTAAGATCATCGCTTCTGAATGGTTAGGAACTCGCCCTCGGTCTGGCTGCCCTTGTGGGCATTACAGGTCGCACAGCTCAGGCAAAGATTGGACGGGTCGTTCGCCCCGCCTCGGCACAGCGGTGTGCGGTGCTCGACGTGATAGCCAGGGGGCGAGGCGAGCACGGGGCCGAGCGGCGTTTGGCAGTAAGCACACTTCCCGCGCTGGTCGCGGTGCAGGCGCCGCACGTCCGCCGGGCGGTGAAAGCCAGTCGCCCCGCGGGCGTAGGCGCGGAGCCGGTTGCGATGGCATCTACTGGCGAGGCGCTGCCGGGCGGCGCTCGGGTCCGCAGCACAGGCCGCGCAGACGACGAAGCGCGCCGCGCTCTCCGGCACGTCCGCGCCGCACCTGTGGCAGAGGGCTTGGACGTTCATGCCGCTTTCGGTACGGCGGCCGGAGCGGTCTCGGCGGAAGCCTTCTCGATTCGGTCGGCGGCGTCTGCGAGCGCCTCGGTCAGTTCTCCGGTGAGCCCGCTAAGAATGACGGCGAGGTTGCAGGCGTGCGTATGGAAAGCGGCGTGGCTTTCCGTGCTATCAAGCTGCACTTCCTCCCTGTAGCGAATGAGTACAGCAAGGGCGTGAGCCATCGATTGCGAAGCGAACGCGACCTCAGCCGCGGCGGCGAGACGGTCGGCGGGCTGATGCCCCGCGGCGTGTATGACTTCGAGCGCGCCGGGGAGGCCGGGGAAATAGAGGCCATGCATCGGTCGTACGGGATGAGCCCGCCTCCGACGTGTGCAGAGGCGGGCGACGTAAGGGATTCAGGCGGCGCGGCGAAGCGGCGTCTCGAATGCGAGCGCGGCCATCGTCTCGCCGGCCGTGAGGTGGGACACCTGCGCGTGAACCGGCATCGCCTGCACGCTCCAACCGAAGAGGCTTTCGGTGTCCGCGTTCTGCGCGCGGAGGGAGGCTGCCAGCTTGCTTGCGGAATCGAAAGACAGGCCCGAGGCGACGACTTCGAGCACGGTGCGGCGGACGGACTGGCGATCTGTGCGGGCGACTTGGTAGAGCATCGGGGGGGGTGGTGGGCGGCGGACTGTCTATCTGCCTGATAGACAATATACCTGTCTGATAGACAAGTGATCCCCGGTCCAGGCGCGGCTCGCAACTATTTTCTACCATGATGGTAGACGCGCCCCTTCCCACCTGCCCTGTACTTTTGATGTCACGCCACGCCCCCGAACGTCCACCTGTGCGCATCGGTCAAACCCTCGATTACGACGGCCTGCTTGCTAAAGCCGTCGAGGCGGTAGAGGCTTCCGGCCTCTCGCAGAAGGAGGTTGCCGAGCGCCTGAGCAAGACGCGCGGGGCCGTCAACTTTGCCCTGCGGATTTCGGGCGGTCGCTACGCCTCACTCCAGCGGGAAATCATCGCGGAGTTGACCGGCGAAGTGTTCGAGCCCGTGGAGCAGATCGTCACGTTCCGGCTGGCCCGCAAAGCGGACCCAGCTTCTTCGGCCCGCTCGTGACATAAGAGTTACACCGGGTTAAGCGCCTGCCCTGCGGGCCAGACGGATTATGACACCAATGGGACTCCCTGAGATAGTCTCTTCCATCAGAGAGATTGAGAGTAGGGCAAGGCTACACCCCGCAACCGACTTTCTGGATAAGCTCAGTAGATTAGAGACTTCTCATTTCGTTTACAGAAACAATCACAAAGATTTAAAAGATTATCTTAATCAAGTTATAGCAGCGGGGTCGTACTTGTTAAATCCCGCAAGAATGTGGGAGTCTCACCCTATACATCTTGAATTGGCGAGGCTGTTGCATAACTACGTAGCTGCTGCCATTTCTTTGCGCGATCATTCCCTTGGCGACTACAGGACAATATTCTCATATATAGGAGGTGAAGAAAGGCATAGAGCGATTATAGACGAGTTGATGAAGCATAAGAATTTGATTGAATTTGTAGTCAAGCTTAGGAATTATTCGCAGCATGATCAGTTGCCTATAACACGGAACGGCTTCTCTTTTATGGAGGGGAGGTATTTCGTCAGTCTGGTGAAATCTAGCCTGTTGAAGTCAAGAAAGGCCTGGAGTGCTCCTGCTCGTGAGTTCATCAATGAATCGGACGATGATATATATTTAGACGAAGTCATAGATAAATACCACAACTGCATTGTGTCATTCCACGAATCTTCAATTTCTTTATTCTACGAACTGTTTCAATCTCCTCTGTCTGAACTTTTCAAAATTAGAGACGAGAGAATGATTCTTGTGGCAGAGAAAATGAATGCGGAGGTCAAGGAAGCATTATCTGAGCATCCTAAACAGGCAATTCAGCATATTCAGTTTGCGTTGGCTAGTATGCTTGAACCCGTTGAAAGCAGAGGCTTGATGCATCTTCTTCCCGACTTGCCTTCATGGGTAGAGGCGGCGCTTCCGATAGCCGCGGCGCACGCCTCTACGCCCCGGGATCTAATCCGAGAGGTGGAGTCCATCATCAGAGCTGCGCGCTCGTTCGCTACCCCCTCATAGCCCAGCAGACGACGAGCCGAAGCAGGGCCGTCGCAGACGGGCAACTCCCTCCCTACTTCGTCGTCCCGTTGCGGGCCTCGGTAGATACCGAGACGCCGGAGTGTCTGCCCGGCAGGCATAGTGGCTTTCCGGCGAGGCGGACCCGGCGCGGTACTTTCAGGCCGCCCCGTCACTGCCGCCCGATGCTCCGCGCCGCCCCCTTCCTCGCTGCCGCATTTGCCTTTGTGCTCTCGGGCTGCCAGCCTGAGCCACCTACGGTTTCGTACGACTACCGTGGAGGGCCTAGCCTCGGCAAGCTTGCGCGCATTGAGGGGACAGCAACGAACAATGATACCCGGACGCGGACTCTTTTCCTTCAGGTGACGTGTGGGGACGGAAAGCCGGGCCGGGAGATATACCTAGAGAACGTTGCAGCGGGGGCGACGGCTCGTTTCAGCGAGGGCGCCCTTTGCGAAACCGTGCGGGCGAGCATTAGCGAGGCTAGCTATTTAGAATCCCCTCGTTAGAGCCAAACGCCCTTGCGGCGCTGACCTGTGCACGGACTCGTTTAGTTCGTGCACGTAGGCATCGGTAGGCTCGGCGCACACTGCCCCGCCGAGCCCTGATGTCCAAAGATGTTCAGTTCAAGCTCGTCGTCACAGACGCCGGCACGCCCTCCCTCCGTGCGTTCGGCTCAGAGGCTTCGCGCGTGCTTGGGCTGGAGAAGGACCTTGCTGTAGCCGGGAAGTCCATCGGCCGAGAGGTAGCAGCCGGGATGGCTCAGGCCACCCCACCCGTCGTCAGGCTAGGGCGCGAAACCGAAGTGGTCGGCGGCAAGGTGCGCGACGTGGGGGGGCGCTTCGCCAAGATGGGTGCCGATACCGAACAAGCCCTGGGCGCGGCGTCCCGGAGCGTGCTTGGCTTGGGGCGGGCGGGTGGAGCCGCGCTCGGGCAGATGGGCAGCGCGGCACAGGTAGCCCTCGGCGTCTTCACCGGCGGCGCCCTTGTCGGCGGCATTGAGGCCGTCGCGGGCGGCATCCGCTCCGTCGCCGTCGCCGGAATGGAATTCGGCTCTCAGGTCTCCGACCTCTCCGCCATTACCGGCATCGCAGGCGACGACCTCGCCCGGCTTCGCGACGCCGGCATTGACCTCTCGGTCGGGATGGGCCGCAGCGCTGACGACGTGATGACCGCATTCAAGCTCTTGGCGAGCCAATTGGATATGGACACGGCCGGCGGCGTTGAAGGCTTGCAGCGCCTCGGTGCCGAGACAGTCACGCTTGCCGCGTCGTCGCGGATCACACTCGAAACGGCGGCGAACGCGATTGCCGGCACCCTCAACCAGTACGGCCTCGCCGCGTCTGAATCGACGCGGGTCATGGAGGCCATGGCGGCCGGCGCCGTCAAGGGCTCAGCCGAGGTTGAGGATCTGAGTGCGTCCATGGCACAGGCCGGCGCCGTCGCGGCTTCAGCGAACGTCTCGCTCGAAGAGACCATTGGCGCGCTCGAAGTGCTCGGCAAGAACGCGACGCGCGGCGCCGAGGCCGGGACGGCGCTCCGCAACGTGATTCTGATTCTGAGGACTGAGCAGGAGAAACTTGCCGACGCGGGCGTCCGGGTGAATCTGGAGCAGGATGGGCTTACCGCGACGCTCGCCAAGCTGAGGCCAATCCTCGGTAATGCCTCGGCAATGACGGAAATATTTGGCCGGGAAAATGTCACGGCGGCTACCTACTTGGTTCAGAACGCGGATTCGGTCCGGGACCTCACGGATGCGGTGACGGGGACCACGGCCGCGACCGATGCCGCGGCGACGCAAACCGACAACCTCCGCGGCGACGTGGACCGGCTGGCCTCCGCGATGACTGCCCTTGCACTCGATAGTGGGTCAGGCTTCAACGACGTGCTCCGGGACACGGTGCAGGCAACGCGCGACCTCGCCGTGTGGCTGCGGGAGAATTGGGATTCCGTCGAGACGGGCACGAAGCTCATTGCCCTCGGCGCACTGGCGTACGGCGCGTATTCGTCGGCGGCAACCCTCTCGGCGGCTGCGACGGCGGCGCACGGCATCGCGACGACGGCGGCCGGCATGGCGGCGCTCGCGATGGCCGGCGAGACGGGAGTGGCGACGCTCGCCATGCGGGCGTTCTCCGCGGCCGTGATGGCGAACCCGCTCGGGCTCTTGCTCGGGGCACTCGCCGCGGTCGTAGGCGCGTGGCTTCTCTTCGGGGATGCCGCCGAGCGCGCCGCCGGGCGCACTGAGGCGGCGATGAACAGGGTACGGACGGCGGCCGAGCGGGCGAAGGCGGCGATCCTATCGATGAACGCGGCTGAGGCGACAGCAGCCCGCGCCGATGCCGACGGCGACAAGGCGGACGCACTTGCTCGGATGAACGATCTGTACCGGCAAATTCTGGAGAGACGCCGCGCTCTCGGCGCTCTAGACGGGCGGCTTGCGTCTGACAACCCGATTGCCGCATCGACGGCCGGCCGCGAGGCGGATACCATTCGGGGCACCATCGCAGAACTCGAATCGGCTCTGCAGATCGCCCGGTCGGAGTTTGAGGCAGCGGGCGAGATGGCGACGACTGCACAGCAGCGCCTACAGGCGCTCTCTCCCGCGATTGCTACCCCTCCAACGCCGCCCGCCGGTGCCCCCGCCGGCACCTCGGCTACAGCCGCGGCCGGTGGCGAGACGCCGGCACAGCGCACCGCCCGCCTAGAGCGGGAAGCCGAGTCCACAAGACAGGCAGCCCTAGACCTTGCCCAGACGCAGCGGGACATTACCGTCTCCGAGGCGGCCGACCGCGAAGAGGCGGCACGGCACCGCCGGGCGATGCGGGTGCAGGACTTGCGCGAGACGCACGCCGACAACGCGGAGCGGATCGCGCTGATGACCGACGAGTTTGCGAGACGCCGCGCCGCGCTCTCCAACGACTCCAACCTTGCCGAGACGGCCCGGCAGGTAGAGATCGACGGGATCAAGGCCGAGGCGCAGGCGGCCGAAGACGCGGCGCAGGCGAAGCTCACCGCGGCGCTCGCGGCCATCGACGGGGAGCGGGCCGCAAAGGAGCGCAACGCCGACGAGACGGCGCGCGCCCAACTCGCGCAAGACGAGTTCGACATGGCGCGCGACGCTGCGCGAAACCGACGCGACGAAGAGATCGGGCGGGCGGGACTAGAGAAGCGTCAAGAGGCGCGCGACGCCGACGCCGAGGCCCGGCAGATCGACGCCGACGAGTTGACCCGAGACCTCGCCCGGATCAAGGAAACCGCCGATGCGGAGGACGCCGCAGTCGAGCACGCCAAGCGGGCCAAGCGCGAGTACGAACAGGAGCAGGAGCAGGCCCACGAGCGGCAGATGGAGCGCCTGCAAAAGCAAGCCGACACCGTACTTGCGGGCATCGGCCTTGCCTCACAACTGACCTCCAACGCCTACGCGCGCCGGGAGGCCGAGGCGCAGGCCGAAGACGAGGCCGCGACCCGCCGCCGGGAGGGCTTTCAGGCGGGCGAGGCGGCGGCACTTGCCGAGCGGCAGGCGGCGCGGCTCCGGGTTATCGAGTCGGAGATGGACGCCGAGGGGCTGAGTGCCGAGCGCCGGGCCGAGCTAGAAGAGGAGCGCCGGACGATGGACGCTGAGTCTGACGCGCTGAAGGACCGGCAGGCGGCCGAGAACGAAGCGGCCGACCTCGCGCGGCGCCGGAAGATGGCGCAGCTCGACCGCTCGGCCGCGATCGCGGAGCGGCGGGCGATCCTGTTCCGGATCGCCATCGAGACGGCGCTGAACCTCGTCGAAGTCTTCCCGGACCCGTTCAAGATGGCCGCGGCCGGCGCGCTCGGGCTGATGCAGGGCGCGGCCGTCGCAGGCCAGCCGCTCCCCGCTATTCCGCAATACGCCCTCGGCACGGACCGCGCGCCCGGAGGCATGGCCCTCGTCGGCGAGCGCGGGCCCGAGCTGGTGCAGCTGCCCGGCGGCTCCAGCGTGATCACGAACGAGCGGACCGAGCGCCTCGGCGCGGCCATGCGCGCGGTCGAGCGGTCGCAGGCCGGCCGAGGCGCGCCGTCGGTCGTCGTGCGCATGGCCGCGGACCCGGCGCACGCGGCCGCCCTCGACGCACTCCAGCGCGAGACCGCGGGCCAGACCGTCCGCATCGAGGCCGCACTCGGATCCGTCGAGGCGGCCGTTCGCGCGCAGGATCTCCGGATCGACGGGCTGGAGCTTTCGCGCGGGCTGAAGCAGATCGATGCTCGAGAGTCGGCCGCCGGCAACACCCGCCCCCGCTAACGATGCCTTGGACGCACATCGCGGCGGCGCCGCACCTCTCCCCGGGCGGCGCCGCGCGCACGCTGAACCTCTACGTTCGCACGCCGGAGCCCAAGGACGTTCTCGGAGGCGAGCTCGAACTCACGGCCGAGCCCGTCCCGGTCGACGCCCGCATCGTCGCCGATCGCACATTCGCGCACCGGGTCGGGCAGCCCGAGGCGCACGTGCTCGCGGACCACGCCGCGACGGTCGTCGAGTGCTCGGTGCTCGGGCTCGCGCCGGACGCGCTCGCCGGGTTCGCCGACGGCGACGTCCGCCTCGACCTGCAGGCGGGCACGGGGACGGCTGGCCGGCTGCTCTACCGCGGGAACGTCCGCGTCGAGGACGTCCGCCCGCGATTCGGCTGGACCGGTACCGGTCCAATGGGCGCACCGCCGGCGGCGCTGTTCAGCTACGACGGCGTCGAGCGCCTCGCGTCGGTCCCCTACGACCTCTCCGGGCGCATGACGCTCGCCGCGACGGCCGCCGCGCTGCTCGCGCCGCTGTCGCACGAGATCCCCGTCGTGACGCTCGTCGGATGGGAGCACGCAGGGCAGCGGACGGACACAGCCCGGGCGCACGCTCTACGCGCCGAGGCGGCCCGCTGGGGCGCACTCGATGCCGACAACGGCGCGACGTACCGGGACGCGCTGCGGGCCTTCCTGGTGGCCATGGACGCGCAGCTCGTCCAGCACGCGACGCCGGCCTCGGCACCAGGCGGCGGCGGGGCCGTGTGGCTTGTCGTCCAGCGGTCGGTCCGGACCGAGGCGCTGCGCGTCGCGGCGGCCGGCGGAACGGCGTCGCCGCTCACGGCCGCGTGGGTCGCGCCCGACGGCGCCGTCTCGAACGTCGCCGTGTCCGCGCTCGGGTTGCCGACAGTCGCGCCGACGGCCGTCGAAGTGGGGACCAGCTCGCCGAGGCCGTGGTCGCCCGTCTCGCGCGTCGTCTCGCGCCACCCGCTCGCGCAGCGCGACCTCCGCGACGAGGACCTCGACGAGATCCTTCCGGGCACGGCCGCGCCGCGCTGGTGGACCGGGACGAAGCTCGCGACCGGCGTCGTGATCGCGCCGGCGATCGTGAGCTACCCCGGCGAGGGAGACGTCGGCGCGTTCCTCGGCACGGGCTCAGGCGTTCCGGACGCGGTCTCGCAGACGACCGAACGGTCGTACGCGGCGGGCACGGCGCTCGACATCCGGATCACGAAGCGGCTGGAGGTCGTGACGACGTCGGCGAACCCGACCCTGCTCCGGTTCGGCGTCGTGAAGGCGGTCGCGGCAGGCTTCCCGGACCTCTACCTGCAGCCGCCGACGTCGGCCGCGGCGACGCGCGCCTGGGGCACGGCGTTCTCGTACCTCGCGGACAACGTGGCCACGCCGTTCGGCTCGACGACGGGCGTGGCCGAGTGCAAGATCTCGACCGCGGCGCTCCCGCGGCGGGCGCAGATCCAGCTGTTCGTCATCCTCGATGCGACGAAGGAGAACAGCTGCCTCGCGCTCTCCGGGTCGGTCTCGACGTCGCGCGGCGGGGTGGACGTGCTCGGCATCGAGGCGACGTGGCCAGGCGCAGAGGGCATAGAGAAGCCAGGCCAGACGATCCTCTCGGACGACGTCGCCGTCGGCGACTCGACGGCCGTCAGTCACGGCAGCACCGCGCTGGAGTGGGAGGGCCCGGGCGGTTGGGCGTTCGCGGTGTCGTCGTGGACGGCGCGGCCTTCGGGCGTGTCTGATCTCGCGATGCCGACGGCGCGTGCGCTCGACGCGGCCGAGCAGGTCGGGGCGCCGCTCGCCGGCGTCGAGGTACGACTCCCGCGCGTGTGCCTCCCCGCCGCCGATGGGTTGTCCGCCGTCCCGTGGGCCGGGTGGCTGGAGTGGGACGCCGGCTCCCCTCCCTCGGGAGGGGAGGGCGACGCCGTGCGCCGGCTGCCGTCGTGCGTCGAGACGGACCTGGTCACGGGCCTAGTGCGCGCGGTGGCGTACCCGCTCGCCTCAGGCAGCATCGCGGCGGCCGACGTCGCGGTCTACCAGTACGGCCGCGACGGCCGGCTCGGGCCTGTCGAGCCGGCTGCGGTCGCGCCCCCACCTGGAGGCGGGGGGTGATGGCTCAGGCGGCGTGACGCACGAACGCGGCGTCGTCGGGGAAGCCCAGCTCGTCGAGGGGGCGGGCGTGCGCCCGCCCGGCCGCGAGGTCCTCGCGACGCCCCTGCGCCGCAGCCTCCTCGGCAGGCGTGGATGGAGCGAGCCACCGGGCGATCTCCTCGGGCGTGGCGGAGTCGGCGAGCGCCTCGTCGCGGCCGAGGCCGTCGGCGGCCTCGCACCAGGCGTCGTGCGTCTCGATGTCCGTCGGGTCGGGGGCGAGGAAGATCTCGGCGAGGACGCGGGAGGCGCGGGCGGGAGTCCAAGTGTCGGTCATCTGCTCAGCTGTGAGTGTGCCGATAGTGACTCGCGAGGAGGGGATTTGTAACCCTGATTTGGGGAATCACAGAGCCCTGAGGACTTTTCAAGCACGATCTGGGCCCTCAGTACATGAGTGCGCGGCGGCTGGATATCCAGCCGCCGCGCTCGTGAGAATCGTCAGATCTCAGTGCAAGGCAGTCGATACCCTAATCCGTCGACGCTCACCGTCAAGTTGAAGGTCGAGCTTGTACCGGCCCTCGTAGCGGAGATCACAAAGGAGCCTGTCGCCGTGCCGCTGGGCAGGGTCGGCAAGACCGACGCCGAAGACGAGCTAGTCGAAGAGAGCACCCCGTTGCCACTCACAGACCATGACGAGATAGCCACTGGGATTGTGCTGTTGCTCTCGTATGCGTAGTACGTTTCGCACTGCGATTGATGGGCCGGATTTGCCCCTGTAACATAGAAGTCAAGGAGCGATTTTTCGGCCGTCGGAACGAAGCCAGCGGAGTCAGTAGCCGAGTCGCAGCCGGCGAGGACGACGAGGGCGACGGCGAGGGTGCCGGCCGCCTTGAAGAACCGTAGGGTCATGAGACCTTCGGATGCGGGGCGACGCCATCGCCGCCCCTTGGAGAGAGCGCGGATGTCCTATCCGCGAGGATCCCGTGCGAGCCAGTGGGGGAGCCGCCGGCGAGCGCGTCCGCTCAACCAGCACTTGGCCCGTGAGGGCGTGGGCCCTATGTAAAGACGGCGTGGAGCGCGTCCTTTCACAATCGGTCACCGCGAAGAGACGTAACTGTTTCCTAACAGGGGAGCGCTTCAAATGACGGCGCTCACTTAGGGTCGCTCGTCAGGGCTCACCGGCTTCATTTCGGCGGATGGTTACACCCGCGTGACGCCCGGGTCTTGCTCACCGTGCGGGGCGCTCGGCGGATGTCACATCCGCACGGCCCGCGTACATCGAAGCGGCGGCCGTCCTTCCGTGGTGGGGAGGGCGGCCGCCGCTACGTTGTTGTGATCGGGACG